ATTGAAGATGTCTGTAAAGCGACTGACACCACCTTTGAGGCCAGCATCATTCACTCTTGTGAGTTCATTAGACTTGCGAAGCAGTGAGATCAGACGTTCACCTTCTTGTGATTTACCAACAATCTTGCGAACTGCCTCTAAATCCTTCTTTGTGACAAAGTTCTTGGCTTTGTTCTTACCTTTTTTCAGTGCTGTCTTCGCAATGACCTTTTCAATACGCACTGCTTCAGGATCAGTGTCCTTATAACCTAACTCCTGACGCAGTAATCTGGCTAAAGAGTTCATGTCCTCTGTGTATTTGGCATGGACATCATCAATAGTTGTTTTTGCACCGCCAACAGCGGCTGGGTTGACCTCGTTCAGGTCATAACCGCCTTCGTCTGCCATTTCTTGCAGGTCACGAGCCACATCTGATGCAGCTTCTGTATCTTTTGGCCCTGTACCGCCACCAGACACTAAGTTTACTGCCGCTCTTGTTGCTTTTATAGGTGCAGTTGCTACTGCTGTGCCTGTTCTAACACCGCCAGCAGTCGTACCACCTAAAATAGCTTCACCAGCGGCCTGTCTTGGGTCGATATCCAGCCCAGCTTTGGTGTCGATAGTCTCGCCTGTCTGCGTGACCACGCTCTGTGTGCCTTCAGTGACACCTTCTCTAAGAATACTGTTGAGAAGACCGCCACTTCTTACACCAAGTGCGTTTAATGCACCTGATAGACCTGCTGAACCAGCCGAATAAGTCCAGTCATCCCAGTTTGGTTCTGTTCTGCCATCATTCTTGGCTCTTTCTAGTGCGATTGGGCCAAGTTGTTGCACAAATTCATACAAAGCTGGGGCTGCAAATGCGCCAGTAGCCATTGCAACTGGGTTTCCCCCTGTTGCGACACCAGCCAGCCCTGCCCCACCTGCTCTTGAAATAAGTGAGCCGCCATATTGGCCAAGCTGTTCGACAAATGCTCTTGGCAGATAATCAATGCCGAAGCCAAATAGCGTGTTATCGCCTTCTCGTGGATTGATAAATCTATCTGAAGCACTTTCATAGTTTACTGGTGCTTGTGTAAGGCCGCTGAGTGTATCAGCTATGCCTTCTTTTCCTACTGCTCTTGCAGTTGTAGCCATATTCTCTAGTGGATTATCAATGCCAAACTGAAATGCAGATGAGAAACTTCGATCCACTGGGGCTATGTTTTGCCTTATTAGTTGAGCAAGGCGTTTAGCGTCAGCAGTATTCCCTGCCGCATCTGCTTTACGCAGAGCAGACATAAGCTGGTCTACAGTAGCCATTAGCCACGCTCCTAGTATTTATCTAATATTGCTTGATCGTCTGGATTGAGTGCGATGTCAGTTTGTTGAGGGGCAGCTTGATTGGCAGGAACGCTTGCAAATTTGTCTACTTGCGCTTCAGTTGCTGGCTCAGAAACAGTGTCACCACTAGCCAGTCTGCGTCTGACGTTCCGCAATGCCTCTTCTCGTTGTTCTATCCACGCTATCCAGACATTCTCTTGTTTCATGTCGTCTGGTGCAGGTGATAAGAACAAGTCCATCTCTTTGTTAGAAATCGCACCCTTTGTCTGGGCAATTCGCAACAAAGCATCGTCAACACGCAGTTTGCTAAGTAGCATCCTTGTCACTTCATCTTTGCTGCCTGTCAGTGTGTCGATGGGTTTCATGAGGAAGCCATCAAAGAACCCTGTGACACCGCCTTGCATCAATGCTTCTTTGGCTCTTGCCATATCAAACAGCGTTGCATCAATTTGCTGCACTCTTTCTTCATTCTTTTGCTGATCTTTTGCAGATAAGGTAGATGTCTTTGTCTTCTTGCCTCTCTGCACTTCCAGATATTCTTCTCTGTATTTGCGTAGGTCTTCCTGCTTCTTTCTTGCTAGGTCTGCTTCTTCGTCAGCCTTCATCTGCGCCATTTGCAATTCATAATCTTGCAGAGCAGCAGAACGGTTCACCTCATTTACGAGGTCATTCTGTTCAAACATACCGCCTAAAGCAGCCGCACTTCCCTTATTAAGGTCACGCAAGCCTCGACCACCAATGCTCATTAGCCTGTCATTCAAGCCAATCGTCAGATCAGGGCGTTCAGGCCGCTTTGGTGTTGCAAGAATGGTATTGTCACGCCTGTTTGCAGGGTCTGACAAAATACCAGCAGCCGCCTGACGTTCTTCTAATGAAGGGCGTGGCGTAGGTGTCGCTATGTTTACCTCACGAGGTGGTGCGTTGAATTGCTCAACATGCCCCATGTCTCTGTAAGGAACACCCAGATTTTCTGGTCTTGGAAGTGGGCCAGTGATATTCGACAGAACAGGTGCTTGCACTGGGGGATGTGGGTTCACTGTTGGCTGGGTTAAAGCTGGTTGATTTGTTGGCATACCGCCAGCGTTTGCTGTGCCTGTGAAAATGCCCTGCCGCCTTGCGTTACTTTGCCTTATCGCTTCTGCAAATGGGTCAATGACATTATCACTTAGGAAGCTAAATCCTCTGTTGAACATGTCACCAAAGTTTACATCCCCATAAATTGGGTGTGGTTGTGTTGCCATTAGCCGACTCCATATCCAAGGTTGTCCATGTATGGATTAAGGTGCGACATACGAGTACCAGCCTGACCATAAGTTAATGGTGTGGCGGCTGGTTGTGGGGCAAACATGTTTCCGAAGTAATCACCAAATTTGCCACCTATACCAGCACCAGCTACTGCACCAGACAGCGCACCCATCATTGGGTTCGCCATATTGTTCTGAATGTTGCCTGTTGTGGTAGGTGTGCGACCAAGGATGCCAGCGTTGTAGTTCATCAGAGTGTTCATATCGAAGTCTCTGTTGCCCTCGAATCTCGCTCTGTCGTCATCCAGTCTACCTTGTTCGTCTAACTGCAACATGCCGCCAGCACGATTCAACATGCTTGCTGCGTTGCCAGATTGGTCAAAGCCCATGTTATACAGACCAGCAAGGTTCTTATTGGCTGCTGTCATATTTGCAAGCTGGCCCTGCTGTGCCCTCATAGACCTATCTATTAAGCTGTTCTGAATATTCGCACCCACATCTGCGCTTCTGTCAGCAAAAGCACGATTAGCCAGTGCCTCTGCAACCCCTGCTCTTGATGAGTTTGTGTTGCCAGTGGCCATTGCGTTTCTGTCGATGGTGGGCAATGTTTGTTCTGTTAGTTGTCTGAATGGGTCACGCATAGCTGCCGCAAGCAGAGGCTCTGTATTAGTTGATGCATAATTGATTGCATTGCCTAGCATGTCCTGCGATGCACGATTGAAGAGGTCTTGGTAATTATTTGCGAAGCCCCGACCAACATTCATAAAGTTAGACGCATCTGCACCAGCAGTTGCGCCAGTGTTCTGCATCATTCTGATTGCATCTAGTTGGCTTGGGTCTAGCCCAGCCCTTGTCTGGCCTTGGTAAAAACCTGCGTTTAGCTGGTCATTCAAAGCATTTTGACCACGACTGTATAAGTCGAGAATGTTACTTCGGGCATCCAAATATGGCATCATTCGCATCCGATTAGCGGCTGCGGCTGCTGCTCTGTCTTTCTTTGCGGCACTTCTGCCAAAAAGACCACCCAGAACTGTGCTACCTGTTTGGGCAAGCATCATTGCGGTTGCTGGATCCATTATTCTTATCCTTTGATATTAGACATCCACCCAAGCTGTGCCGTTGTAGACGACCAATCCTTCTGATCCGTCTCCAAGTGCATCCCAAGGGGATATGTTAAATTTCACCATGCCTCTGATAGGGTTCAGGGGTGGTTCGTCCAGAACCTCAACACCGCTGGTAATTAGCGACCTGATTGAGGTTTCTATTCTTTGCAACTCATCCTGTAAGTATTTGCGTAAATCTTGCTCTAGAAGTGGCGTATTGCTTCGGTTGTAGCCTGACAGCACTACGTTTGTTTTCTCGTTTACTGCCATCATCTTGTTCCTGTGGTGGTGATATCAATATCCATCCCAGAGAAACTGAAGTCTTTGTAGTCATTTGCATCTAGCGTGACTTTGTAACTCAGATATCTGCCAGCCGCCCTGCTATCGACCTTATGGTCTGAGGCAATGTCGAATGTCACAGCACTGCTGTAGGCTGGGATTTCGCTTGGTATGTCAGATGCGCCAAACTGAAAGGTGACGTTTGTATTGTCCTGATTGGCAGTCGAAATCTGTGGAAGCACCTTCGTGATGACTTTATAGCCATCAATGCTTGCCTGTGTTTCATCCAGATCCAGCCCAGCCCTTTCGAGGAATGGCGGCTTTGTTGCCTCTGTATCTATTGCAAAAGCAACAGATGAACCACTGTCTGCAAGGTCTAGGACATAGAGTTTGTCTGAAGAAAGGCCATCAGAAGCATTATCCTGACCGACCATCAGCGTGTGCCTGTTGAAGCTATCTTCCTGATCTAGGAATGAGCCACCTATTGAATCATATGTTTCAGTGACTGTTGCGTATGTGGTGACAGTATCGACATTGGCTGTTGTACCTGCACTCACATTCGGTAAGTCCATCAAACTCCAAGTGTCGTTCTTGTAATTGTATATAGCCGCTCTGTTGCATCTTTCAGCATTAGTGAAACTGCACAGACTGTCGCCTGATTGGTAACAAAAGTATATTTCACTGAGTATCTTATTGTGCTGAACAAAACACCTGTCAGAGTTCTTAACATTCAGTCCTTGATAGATGAACTGGCGCACTTTTTCGTCTGCTATAGACCGCTTTGTATTTCCGTCTGTGACGTAGATATCACTGTTGCCAAAAACAAAATGTTTGCCTTCAGCCTCGACTATACAGTTCTGATTTATTACTCCATCATCACTGAATAACTTGCGGAAAGTAAACAAGAAAGTACCACCCACAAAATCCATTCTTAAGACTTCACTTGAAGTATAGACTAGGAAGTTTGTGCCTAGTTCCAGCCCATCAATTATCGGGGTGTTCAACTGAACTTGGTCTGAAAATCCTGCTGACTTCGTTACGTCAGTTTCATCCCAACTATCTGGAATTGCGTTAGCTTGGACTATGTTTGAAAAGCGGATTCTGTTGGGGAAGTTAGTGCTCCCCTCTGTCATATTCAGAGCAAGCAAAAAGTCTCCGAATGGTCTAAGTGCTTCACATCTGTGTGTGCTATCCCAGTTTGCCAGATCAACAAAGTTTGTACCTGATGGAAGCCTGTAAGCTGGCACTCTGTCCACTCTGTTGATGTAGACAACATCAGCTAGTGTAGAGATTGTGTAAGGCTTCGGGCTTGTAGTGCCTGTGATGCTACCTGAGACATCTGTGACAGTATTGTTCGCATATTCTTTGATGTTCCAGCTATCACTTACCATTAGAACAGTATCAAAGCCTGTAGAGGGTACGACCCCAAAACACGCCCTTGGGTCAAAACCAAGGCTGCTCTTAACAGTTCTGAAGATAGCAGAGCGTTTAACTTTGCCTTCGTCAAATCTGATGTTATTGGCTGCTGTATAAGCGTTGATAGGCAGATTATAGGAGTCAATATCTGTGACTAACCCTATGCCGCCAAGGTTTCGCACAGGCAAAGTAGCTGAAGCCATAGCGTCACCTCTAGGTCTTAATGATGTAATTCAGGGCGATTGTAGGCTGCACGTTATTGTGCGAACCATCACCACCTGTATTTGATGACAGACCACGGTCTGCAACGGTTGCATGAAAGCGCAGTAAATACTTCTCATCGCCTTCTGGGTTTTGCTGTGCGCCACGGTCTAGGTAGTTTGTAGTTGATGGGTCACTGTCTGCCCTGTTAGCTACATTCCTGTTGTTGACTAGGAAGTGGTTGTGGCTTGGCATTTGCGCTGTGGTTAGCTGGTGCGTCTCAGCACCCCCTGTAGCCCC